GCAAACGATGTTATCGGCGTTGATTTTGGAATTGTTAATTTGGCGACTGACTCCACAGGCGAGACTTTTACAGGCTCGGAAGTGGAAAGAGTTCGGCAAAAATACTCGAAGCTGCGACAGACTTTGCAGCATAAGGCAAGCAAACAATCTCAATCTGGTAAACGTCCCCGCTCGATTCACAAATTGCTGAAAAGGCTTGGCGGACGTGAAAAGAATTTCCGCAACCTTGAAAACCACCGCATAGCAAAAAACCTTGTAAATAAGGCTAAGGCACAAGGTTCGGCTCTTGCGCTTGAAAATCTCAAAGGCATTAGAAACCGAACCGAGAAAACTGTTAGAAAGTCCCAAAGAGCAACGCATAGCGGTTGGAGTTTCTTTGAACTGCGGTCTTTTGTTGAATACAAAGCCAAACTGCAAGGCGTTCCGGTATATTTCGTTGACCCGCGAAATACAAGCCGCGAATGTTCCGCGTGTGGATATACCGATAAGGCTAACCGCAAAAGCCAATCTGAATTTGTGTGCGTAAATTGCCATTATTCAACAAATGCTGATTACAACGCTTCTAAAGTTATTAGAAGCAGAGCAATAGTAAACTTGCTTCAAAGTTCGNNTTTCAAAAAGTCAACGTGAGTACAGGACTAAAGCCGTCTGCTTATAGCTGACGGTCGTTTACCGCTTATGTCCGTTTAGGTGAATCGAATTTTGCACCGCCGCGGGCTCGGCCGGAGCGTCCTGCGGCAGATCGGCTGCGGGCGTCGGTGGATCGCTTGCCGGCAACGCGTTATAATCGACGCCATAACGCTCAAACAAAAGCTTCTCAGCGGCTTTTGTGGCAAGAAACTCCTCGAGGTCAACGCCCTGATCGGCGAGTATGTCCGTGTAAGTGGCCAGATTCGCATTTAACGCATCGATATTGGCCGCAATCTCTTTTTGCGGATCGACGTAACGCCAGCCGCGTGCGCGCCAAAGCGGATTGCGAACTTGAGCATATTGCGATGCATTCAGCTCCAGACGACCGACAAGCAGCGCAGAATCAAGCCATCGGTGATAGACTTCGCGGCAGAACCGCTCGGCGACAAACTGTTGAAGCATTCGCCATATGTCCCGCTCTTCTCCGAGCCCGACGCGGGCCGATGAGTAGTTGACCTGACTCATATCGCCCGAAAGCGAAAAGCCCATCACGCCGAGTGAAGCGGCTATGTCCAGCAGCATTGCGTTACGAAACTCCGCATGATTCTGGCTAGGCTGCTTGGGATCGAACTGCGACAGCCGATATCCCGGCGGCAATTCGTTCATTGAAAGCGGGGCAACGTCTATAAATATGTCCTGCGGGTTTCCCGCTTCATCATCGGCGCCGGTAAACTCGACTTCATCGGCCGATGAACGTTCCAAAAAGCCGAGCGTATGCGCGGCAACGCGTGCCTGCTGTACAACGCCAGACGTGTATTCGTGCAGGTCTTTCGCCTGCAGAAGTGCGGCATGAAACCACGTCACACCGCGTGCCTGCGATTCGTCGTCTATCAAAAGAAAGGCGTGAGTCATCCGCGACGCCGGAATGCGTTCCCGATAGAGTCTGAGCTTCTCCGGCGTGCGGGCATATTCGCCCGGCGGCGTCGTCAGATAGTATGCCTGAGGCCGAAAGTGCTCATCGACTTCGACGCTCATGATCACGCGGTTGCCATTCGACAAAGTCGCGTTGAAGCTCTCATCGAGATAGTCAACGTTCCAGAATTTCAGTGAGTAGCCAAAAGGGTTTTGGCGTGGGTGCAACATCTACATGTTCGACGAGCACCTCACCGTCGCGAATCAGCGTTTCGATGAAAAGCATCTGCGCGCTGACCCATGAAAGTTTGCCGCTCACCGAGCAGGTTTCCGGGTAGCTCCACTCCCAAAAGGCGTTTTCGATCAGGTTGTTAAGTTTTGTATTCGGCCGGCCGCTTCCAAATTCAGCCCGTGATTGCAGGCGGATGCCGTTGTGGCCGATGACATTGCTTTTCGCCATCGCCAGAAACTTTCGGAAATGCGGTGCATTGCGTGCCATTTCACGCGCTCTTGCACGCAGTGCGCGCAAATCAGAAATCAGGACCCCGTTCGGCGAGTCCGTTTGTGTGATCCAATCGCGATTCGTCCGCGTAATGCGCGCGGCCGCATAATGCCGCTGATGGCGGCGTCGCGGTGTTGCGAGAATTTCACGCATTGTTGGAATGTAAAGCTCGTCCGAAAGTTTGATCATAACGGCCTTCCGCTTCAGATTATCGTTAAAATGCCGCTTAATTCGGCTTTGCGGGTATAAAACTAATCTTCACAAACACGCACTTTCACGCTTGTGCCGAAAGTGCCGCCATTGCGTACGCGCTCCGCCGCACGCTCGCGGGCAACAATCTCTTTGTAATACTTGAGAAAGGTCGTCTGCTCGCTGCGTGTCATAAAGCGGATTTTGCGCGCTCCCGCAGGCGTTGAAATTTCATATTCAAGCTGCTCGCGGCTGGCGGAGTTCAAAAGCGCGGCTTCGAGAGCGTCAACGATCTTTTGCGCCGTCGTACGCAGATCAACGCTGCTTGTCTGGCCTTCCACAAAGCCCGGACGAACATTCAGCTCGCCGCGTGCCGCAACATACTTTTTAGTCGGCGCTGCTAGTTCTGTAAGCCACGCCTGCCATTGATAGCGGCCTTCAGTTAACGTCTGTGATTGCGCTGACGTGATCTCTGCCACAAAAGCATCGCCGTCCGCCGTAGCGATAACGTCAATGCCTGTGCCGCTTCCGCGTATCAAATACTTAAGCGTAAACTCGGCGGGCGAATAGCCGACGAAGTAGCGGCGCCATGTGACGGTTTCGCCACGCTGAATCTGTGTGGGTTCGCGTTCACGCATATAAAGTTATGACCTCCTGAAAGGGTTGTTACGCATCACGATGCGGCCGCGCCGTGTTGCTTTCGCTTCGCGGGTGCCGGCCTGCTTCAATTGCGGCTCGCTGTGCTCATTTTCGCCGTCCTTTTCGCGATTCTTTTTGGAATGAAGCCGCGCGGCGATTGATTCATAATTCGGATTTAAGATCGCACGAGCGGCGGTTGCATAAACGCGAACGTCGAGAGCTTCATTACGCACACCCGGTGAAATCTTCTCGTAAACCCATGTCTCGCGACCCATCCGAAAGCGCGGCACTTTCCTTTCGCTGCAAAGCTGCCGCAGGTAGGCATCATCGTAGCGGTCGTCGGCCGGGAAATGACAGAAGCCGGGCATGCCGGGTTCGGGCACGCGCAGAAACTCGAATATTTCATCCTTGGCGGCGTTGGTTCCGATCAGATACAGCCGCACTTTCGGATTATTTCCGACCCATGTCGGACGTGATATCAGGGGTGCTCCCGCCTGCGATGAGCCCTTGATTGCACTNNTAAACCTGCTGTGTGTGATGGCCGCCGGAGTCTATCGCCGCGGCCGCGATTTTGAAAGAGGTTGTTTCGCCCGGCCAATCCTGCAAAAGGTAGTCGGAGAGTTCATCCCAGATTTCAGGCAGTGCTGGCGATCCTTCAAAGATTCGATAGTCGATTGACCACGACTCGTGATCGCGTCCCCAGCCGACGACTTCGCATTCTATGCGGTCGCCCTGTACGTCGATGCCTGCCGTGAGCACCAGCACGCCCGCAGGCACCGGCGCTTCATACACTTCGCGTTGGAGCTGGAGATCTCCATATTCGATGCGCTCTTCGCGCTTCCACGTTTCACCGAGCGAAGTGTTGACGAATACACGGAGCGTATCGGGGTGTTTTTTGGCTTGTAAAAATGCGGTCGCCATGTCGCCCCAGGTTGTAAAAGGCGAGTAGATTTCATTTATGCGAAACGAAGCTGTGCCGTTAAACGGTGCGCCGGCTATCCACTTTCCGGCGGCAAGCATACCCGCCTTCTCTTCGTGCTCAATCACCACTCCGCATTCGCGGCAGATGTAATAGGCGTCCTGCGGCGAGTCGTCGTCCCATTGCACATTTGACCAGCGAAGCGGCTGATAGCCGCCACAATGCGGACATGGCACGTGATATTCGCGCTGATCGCCGGCAAGGTATTCACGCTCGATGATTGAATTTTCGGCGTTGCGCGGGCTTGAGACCAAAATCAGCTTTGCCTGATCGCCAAAAGTTTTAGTTCGGGCTTCCGCCAATCGCACGGCGTCACCTTCGCTTGTCGGCTCGAAAGCATCAACCTCATCAAATGCGACGATGCGCGCCGGACGCGATGAAAGTTGTGCCGGCGACGAAGCCCAGCCGATCGTCAGCTGGCCGCCGCGAAAGCGTTTGATGCGCTGATTGTTA